GTCCGCGAAAGCTAGGGTGTCTTCGAGCGGCTTACCGAAACCAAGTGTGTCGATGTCATCTGTAAACGTAGGGGCGTCCGCCAGTGGTTTACCTACGGCGAAAGTGTTGATCTCATCTGTCGCGGAGAACGTATCGTCTGGCGCTTTCTTCGTGAAGATAAACACATAGCTGCCGATACCAGCAACCTCGTCGTACAGAACCTTGCCCGGTTCTAAAGAGTGCGCCTCTAGGGCGGCGAATGTGTCTGCGAGCGGTTTGCCCATATCGTAACGATGGGCTTCTAGGAACACCGGTGTATCCGCCAGAGATTTACCAACCGCGAACGTATTGATCTGGTCTCCGACGCCAAATACGTCTTCCTTCACCTTCTTGGTGAAGACAAATGCTTGGTCTCCTACCCCTGCCACGACATCATACAGAACCTTGCCCGGCCCTAACGAGTGGCCGTCTGACAAGGAGTAGGAGTCTGATAGAGGCTTGGCGTAGTCTATCTCTAGCGCCTGCGAGATGAAAAACGTGTCATCTGCTGCCTTCTTGGCAAAGATTATAACATGGTCTTCGAACCCTTGGACAGTGTCCTCTAAAGGTTTCCCAACCGCCACAAAATGGGTTTCCCCCAAGGAAAACACATCTTCTAGCGGCTTGCCGTAATCATAGAAGTGCTGCTCAGAAAAATACGCAGGGTCTAATTTACCTAGGTCTGTGACTTTTACGATAACGTCCGCAGCGGCGGAGACCCCATCGGACGCAGGACGCGCAAAAAACTTGGCTGGTTGGTCAGCGACACCCGTGGTATCCTGCAACGCCTTGCCTACGTCGATTGTGTCGATACCGTCCGTCAGCCCGACTTCGTCGAACGCAGCCTTGATGAAAGAGATAATGTCACGGTCTAGGACATAACCAAAGTCTTCGACGACCTTCATAAACTCATTGGTCGCGTTCTCTGAAATCGCCGCGTCGTCTGTCAGTTCCTTGAAGAACTCGAAGATCATCTCATCAGACGGACGCGTACCGTCCTCGACGGTTAACTTGTCGAAGTACCGCGCAAACAAAACGAACTGCCCTTGTTCGGCAGTAACCACGTTTTGGTTAATGTTCACCGAAGTCTGTGTCAGCACCTGAAGCTGCTCGAAAGCAGCTGATAAGGCGTTAACAAGCTCGATGGACTTGAGTCTCATGCAAAGTCCTCGCGGATTTTGAACTTGAGTTTTTCATACAGGGTCTCGCGAACCCCGTTACCGCGGATAACCTCGATCTCGCCCTCGTAGGAGCCGGCCTCCACTTCCAAGTCGCCTTCGTTCCACTGGAGAACGGCGATACCCGCAGTGGCATCATCGGGGTTGATAAAAAACTCGCGCGAAAACAAAACCCCGTCGGCACCGGCTTCGCGGAAGTGCAACGTCACCGTCGCAGACGTTAGGTCTACTGGTTCATCACTGTCTTCGTTTGTCAGCGTTACGCGGATTTGTGGGCCTGTGTCACCCTGCACGTATTTGAAGATATTAGCCATTACATCCCCCTCCGGACTGTCGCTCGGTCAAATCCAACCGGACGTACAGTCTGGCCGGACAATCGAGTGTCACGGCTGCGAGCTTCACTCGCGTGTTTGTAAAACTCAGCCTTGTAGTAGGCCGCCAACTCAGGGTTGGTCCACTCTTTGCCGGGGATAATCGCCAAGCGATAAATCGCCCCGCACGCAATCGAGCGGCCATGTGTTTCGTAGATGAAATCTTCTACACCTGTAGCATTCAGAGACGGCTTGATGACGGCGACGCCTTCAAACTCGTACTTCCCGTCCGGCGTAGCGTAGAACCTGATCTGCGAGTCCTGATACAGACTGTACATTGTCGGTTTCGCCTCTTGGGCGGAACTCGGTTGGTCAAAGTGACGGTCCGACACCCGTTTGATGGGCAACCCATCCAGATACAAGACTAGGATGTCTTCAAGAACGGTCCGAGTAGGTACCTCGATGTCATAATCCGAGGTATTCCGGCTCGTGTAGTCCTTGTCGATGTCGTACCGCCAGATATGACTGAGCTTACAGAACTCCGACGCGGCTTCCCGCAGGTGGTTCTCGATGACGATTTCCGGGCAGCCCGGCAGATGGGGCTGAATATACGGTAAGAAATTAGCCCACACGACTGCCATACTACGTCACCTTGCTCATGTTCGTCGGTGCAGAAGCTGCATCAACTTGGTTTTTAGTGCTGATAGCCGCGTTGAACGCCGCGTAAGAAGCCTGCGCACGCTGCTCATTTGCACCGTATTCAGCGTCTTTCGAGTACGCACGATACAGAATCCAGTCGATAACCGGTGACATGTAGATGTCGTCCAGTTTGATGACCTCTGTTTCCGTTCCTTCTGGGTCCAACTGCTCCTCAGTCAAGCTGTGAGCGCCCGGAGAGTCCGTATATACGACTTCCACCTGAGCGTCTGTCGTCGCTGGTGGGTACACAAAGAACTCTTTGGGTTGGCGTGGATCAAAGGTGTAATGCTGGATGTTAACCGTCCCGCTCTCGGCGTGCCAACTCGGGCGTTGGTCATCGAGAACACTACGAGCAACAAGGCGAATAACACGTTTTGTAGAAGTCGCAGCTAGGTTCCGCGTCACGTCCAGAAGACGTAGCGCAGAAGCAAACTCATTCGTCAGAACCTGCCGGGTACCTGCGGTACACGTAAAAGTCCCAGACTTAGCGTTTGCATCAGGGCGAGCGAGAGTGATCGCAAGATACGACTCGTTCATCCAGTTTTGTAACTCAGTACGCGGCCAGCGGATGTTGCTGTCTTGCAGCACGTCCTCGACCCGTCTGATAACGTCGATGACCTTAACAGTAGACATCCGTTACCCCCTATTCGTCAGGTGTGGGTGTAGCGGCGGCCTTCGTTGTCTTAGACTTGGTGGTTTTTGCTTTTGGTGCAGGAGCAGGTGCAGGCTTCGCAGCCTTTGCCATTTCTTCGCCTTCAGCGGTAAGAACCATTTTGTCGCCGACCACTTGAGCCACAACCACGCGTGAACCGTCTTCGTTGCGAGCAATCGCTTTGTTTGCGACCAACTCAGCATCAACGGCTTTGATTAGTTCGTTTACGTCCATAATAACCTCCTACGGTTAGTTAGGGGGGCCGAAACCCCCCATACCAAGGTCATTAAGCCGCAGAACCAACCAGCGCAGTTACCAGAGCGTCGTTCTTCAGAACCTTACGACCGTAGACTGTTAAGCCGCGGACGATGTCGCCGAAGTCGTTCTGGTTACGCAGTGGCTCAGTCTTGCTGATCTGAGATGCGAACGCACATGCGTGCTTAGTACCGGCAACCATCATACGACGAGTGCCTGCACCTGATGCAGTCGCGCCGCCAGAAGTAGCAGACAGACCGGGAACAAGCGCTTTACCTGCTTCGCCTTTTGGCAGCAAGTTCGACACATAGACCTCGAAGCGGTCCAGCATACCGATTTTACCGGTACGGATAGTCGAAGACGCGTCGCCAGTGAAGTAAGCCTGAGCAATGTCAGTTTGCATCAGCAACTGGCGCTCGTATGGAGTGATAATCAACCAACGGCCTTCTTCTGGGATGTTCTGCTCGTCCAGAGCAGCAGACATACGCAAGATTGCCTTCAGTACGTTGCCGGGAGTTGCTTCGTCAATCGGAGCAGCGTCAGTACCTAAGTCGTAACCAGCAGACAGGGCACCAGCGGAGCCGCCTACGTTCGATGCGTTTGCACCTTCAGTTACGAACCAGTTAAAGAAACATTCGTTCTCGATTGCGATTTTCAACTGTTTTGCAGCGTCGTCAGTGAACATGTTCATCAAGTCCATGTCAGCTTGGTGCGCCAACACGTCATTGACTTGTACGTTGAACGACTTCGCTTTGTTGATCTGCATGTCAGTGAAGATCGGAGTAGGTGCTTCAGCAGTACCTAGACCTTCGCCAGCGACGTAGTCGTTGATAGTGATCGACGGTGCAGTACGGATGCGGATCGTGTCGCCTTGGTTCTTGATCTCGCCTTCCCAGTCGGTGTTCGAGATTTCCGACAACATAGTGTTGGCGTAGAACTTAGCGTTCAGTTTGTTTGACCACAGCTGTGGAATGAAACCGCCAGAGTAAGACGGGTTTGTGTCAAATGCTCCACCGGAGCTTACAGGGAATACAGCAGCCATTTTGGGCCTCCTAGTTCAGTTTTGGTTCTCAACAGCTGCTTTTCTCTTTGTGTTCACGCGTTAACAGATTAACGTACGCGACCCTCGAGATAGGCAGATGTTAATTCAGCTTCAAGTTTTTCCGCCCCCGAATAGTCCCCTCGTTTGTTCAGCATTCGAATTTTATCCCATCCTGCCTGAATTTCACGTTCAGAGTACAGTTTGGCATTCGAAGTCTGCGTTTTCGAAGAGTTCGCAGAACGGTTCGGCGCGACCTGTTTTTCAAGTTCGGTCTTACGTTTAGCTTTCACTTGCTCTTCCGGAGCTGGGTCCGCGATGCTTTCTTTGAAGAGCTTCACGTAATGTGCAACCGCTTCAGCGTCGCCCGCTCGGAATGCTGCTTCAGCTGGTACACGACGTTTATCCCGTAGGATTGGATCGTATTCTTCCAACCAAGCAATCCAACGCTCATCGTTGTCGATTTGCTGAAAATCAGGCACCAGCTGTACTAGCTTCTGACTGAAATTCATCTCTCCGACTTGACTACCAGTTTGCTTCAGTTGCTTCTGAAGCTCGTTGATAATCGCCTCCTGCTGCTCAAAACGGTCTTCATATTCCTGAGCGACCTCTTTCGCAACACGACGCTGAACGTCGATAAGTTCTTCGCCAAACTCGGCCCGATCTTCATCGGTCACATAACTGACTTTCTCCTTCGCCTTTGTAGGCTCAGCTGGCTTCTCGGTTAGCTGCTTCGAAAGCGCGTCTAACTTTGTCGTCAACTCCCGCACCTGTTGGTGCAATCTGGGAACTTCAGCGTCGTACTTGCCCCGGAGGGTGTTGTATTTCTGCTTGAAGTCGTCCTCTACGTCCGTCGGTGACGTGTCAGCTGGCTTCGCTTCTTCAGGTTCTGGTGCCGCTTCCGCTTCGTCCGTTACTTCCGCCTCGGTATCCAGTTCTTCCTCGGAAATTTCTGGCTCTTCAGCCTTCTTTTTCTTCGGCTCTGACTGGGCTGTCAGCGTTTTCTCAAGCTCTTCCACTTCTGCAAGCTGTGCCTGCACCTGCTTTGGCAATGCCATATGCTTCTCCTTAAAGCACCAACTCTGTTCCTAGCGTCCCGTGGGTATGCTATTTCCATAATGGTGTGCTTCGGTTTGCTCCTAAGAGCGGTTTGCTACCTTGGGCGACTCTTCAACCGCCCTCAGTAAATCTTCAAATGCTTCTACTCGCCCCTGCAAACGGTGGATTGTAACCATGTCGTCCGCGTTTACGAGTTTCTGCAAAGCCTTCTCTACCTCATCTCCGAAGAGACCGATCAGCATGTCGTTCGCCTCTTGGCGAAGTCTCAGCAGGGCTTGTACCTGCCGCCGATCAATAGAGTTGAGGTCTATCATAGTGTTAAGTTATCCCACACGTGTTTACGTGTCAACATATTCATACGTTATCGTCCATTCGGGCGTTGCGCCATGTAGTTGTTTTGGCGACCGCCCTGTTCGGTTCCGTCTTCCTGTAGATTAGCAGCTTCCTGCGCAGCGATCTGTTGCTGCTGCACCATCATCTGCTGTTGAGCCATCGCTTGCTGGCGTTGTAGCTCTTCACGGCTAGGGACCAAACGGTCGACATTGGTGTTGAGATTGCTCGCCAAGTCGCGGAGTAGCTCAGCCGTGCCCTCAGAGCCAACAATCTGCTGTGCAACAGGACTTTCCAGTACAAGACGGAGGAACTCAGTCTTACGGACAGCTTCAGCTTCTTTAACGACCAGCGACATCGCGCCTCGTGCAACAATTTGTACATCACCAATCAAATCCGGATCGTCAGAGTAACGCAAGTTACGCTGATATTGACGCTCTAGCATCGGCGTCAGGACGTCATGGTCGATGTTGCCGATAACCTGTTTAATGGACTTACCAGCGTTAGAGATCAGCATGGACAAGCCCGACGAGGTGCGACCCGCACCCGGTACGTGTTGCCCTGTCATATAACGCGGGATGCCTGACACCTCGTCTGCAAGCGCCATGAACTTATCGAACACGCCCATAAGCTCTGCCGCATTTGACTGCGGTTGGAAGAACTGGATGGGTGGCGAGGAATCGTTGTAATCAGACTGACGGAACTGCCAAATCTTCCACGGGTGCATCTGTGTAATGTCTTCGCCCGCAGGAAGACGGCTCACGTTGACGCCGACTTGAGGACCAGAGGAAATACCCATGTTGTTCGCAAGCGCGCGTGCGGCTGCGTTACACATGTTTTGCGCGTCCATACAGAGGTCGGCAACCCCGTTCCCGTCGACTCTACCCGGAACCTTCTCGAACGAGGTTAAGTAATAAGGTTTGCGCCCTAGTGGGTCATAGTTCAACACGGCCTTGATGATTGTGTTGTTAATCATCCAGACTTCGCAGGGGTACGATTTATGCGGATCGTCGATCTCGCTCTCATCCATGCCCCATTCTAGTAGAATATCGCCCGGAATACTGTCCCAAAGCTGGATTGCTCCGACAACATCGGAAATAGCTTCGTCAAAGTCTCGACCGGTAGCGTCTTCGTAATCACTGTCATCATGATCCAGCCAAGTAAAGCCACTATAACCAAAATCAGACAGAATTGAGCGTAGTGCGGCTTCATCGTATCCATCCACCCCTAGCATAGACTCAACATCGTCACGCGTCAGGTGGTGTAGCTCGATAATAGGCATTGACTGAATGTCATCGCCCCACGGTGCCCAGAAGAATTTGAACGGATCAACCCGTTCCCACTCGTCGCGCAGAACCTCTGTTACGCCCAAGCCACCGTCTAACCACTTCATGGATTTACGTTTACGCGGGATCGGGCCTTTCAAAATCGCGTACGGGAACGTCGCGACGTCGTTCGTGAAGTCAAACAGAGCCTTAACAAACCCGCCTTCGACGAGTTGGTCCTCCATTTTGTCTTCCATGCGCTGCACACGCTTCTCAGATTCCTCTTTCATGCTACGCATCGCGGTATCTTTCATACCCGCTGCAAGCTGTCGGAGGTCTTCTTCGGACAGCTGCTCGCCGCCCTGAGCGTAATACTGGGCTAAGTTCTGCTCCATGATACGCTGCAAATTCGCAACGATTGCAGGAGAGACCTCAGGAATAGGGGTTCCGCTGATCGACCAAGGTTTGTCCGCCCCGGTGCCTAACAGCGTGTCACGCAGCCACGCGGTGGCCGTACGACATTTCGTAGATACGATACCCATGAAGATTTCTGAGCCGCCATGGTCGCGGATTTCCGCAAGTTTAGACGGTTCGTACTCCATGTTGCGCGCACGGATACAACTCGCAAGGCGCGGTTCAATATCTTCGCGGTGGTGGTCGCGCATCATTTCCCATCTACGACGGACGTGCGCAGCCAACCCCTGAATCATAGGAGAGTTCTGCTTTTCGGCATTCTCGCGCTGCGCTTGCGCCTCTAAATCAGAGGCCCGCGCAACAGGGATAAGTTGCGGACCTAGTGCCATGGTATCGGTATCTCACATATGCGATGTATGAACACAATAGCTCTTATCTGCTAACACGTCAACAGATTAGGTCCATCCGCCGGATGCAACCCTTCGAACCTCTCGCCTCATTTCGCTGCCCATCGAGTTCCCAAACGTCTCACCACCGTCGGCGTGTAGGCACAAATACTGGAACGCGTCCGCCACGTCCGACCACGGATGAGATTTTTCTGGACTTTCGTCACGAACACCTTTGGTGTTTATTTTATACCGGTATTTACCGGCCAGCGCTTGGACCAGTGGGGACGCGTCTTCGGGGTCTACTACGAGACCATACTGTCCTTCGACCACTCGGGTCAGATATTTATCAACCGCCGCTATGCGCGCAGCAACACTGTTCGTCTTAGCGGGTTTGACCATGAAGCCCTCGTTACGCCATATATCAGCAACGGTCCGCTCGTCCGTTTGGACACGCTGGAACGCAGCCGGGTCTATTATAACCACAGCGCGACGGCTCGGAAATTTATTTACTAACAACGGTTTAATGACTTCCCGCACAAATCGCAACGCGCCCATCCCGTCTGAGATTTTCGCGTCGTAGATCACGAGACGCCCATCGTACGCAACTTCACCGACAACAGCCGCCGGCGTCAAACCCGCGTCGACACCGATGATAAGAGGGTTATCGGAGAACAACGGTTTGATCTGCTTCTCAGCGCAGTGCACCTTCCGGTCAAAGGAGCGAAAAACCGGCAAACCCGACAACGACTTACCGAACTTGGCGTTGATGTAGACATCTATCCAGTCTTCGGTCTTACCTTGGGCAAGGTTGTCGTAGTAGTCATCAGGCAGGAACTGCGTCCAATCCGCTTCGGGGCTTAACCCCGACGGCTGTATGGTGACATGGACGTTATCTGGGGGTTCAGTGAGGAGGGTTTCCCAGAAAGTGTCCATATCAGGGGGGTTTGTCATCCCCCAAATGTGGGCGTTTGGCCGCCCATCATCCGTTACGCAGCCCACTCCGTTCATCATTTTGTCCGGATAACGGCCTACACGACCCTGCGCTGCGTTGTAAATATCGGGGTGAATTTCCCTAAATTCGTCGAAAATGATGAAACTCGCCTGTAGCGACAACAATCGCCTTACGTCGTTTGCATCATCAAGACCCCTGAACAGCACTTCGCACTCAATATCGCCAACTTTAATGACGAATTTGTACTCAGTTTTCAGGAATGACCCCATAATTCCGTCTGGAATCCACTTCAAAAAGTCAGGGATCGAGGTATCTCGCAACTGTTCGCGCGTGTTACGCACCCAAATACAGCGGGATCGACGTATTCCGTCCTTGGACGGTGCCATCTGCGCCGCATGGTGCACGATTTTCATGATACCCGCAGTCGTTTTTGTCGATCCAACCGGACCAACTGCCAGCGAAATGAACTTCTCGCTGTAGAAAAACTCGTCTAGGGACTCGATTACTTCGAAATTTACCTCATGGAGCATCTTCTATGGCCTGACCTTCGATGGTGATGGCATCTTCTCGGTCCTTGGCGCGCGTGATGTTGATGACCACTTGGGGTCCGCCACCTTGGGTATCCGCTTTAGTATCCGGTTCCAGCTTGCCCAACTTATTGAGCATCTTCTGAAATTCTATCCGGGCCATCGGGTTGATCGTGGGGTTTTGCATGGTGCGAAACAAATTGTCGAGGTTAACTGCACCCAACATACGGGCTACCGTCTCCATTTTGGACGGGTCTTCCTCAATCGCAAGCATGTCCGCAGGAGATAAGATGGGCTTATCCGCTAACTCCGGGTCGATTGCTTTGTACAGTTGTTTGCTCATGGTGTCAGATGCTAACGCGTGAACTCATTTTAGTCAATATAGCACGCAAACTCAGATGGTCATAAGAATTTAACTGAACAAGAGGTTGTGTGCTTAAAAAGGGTCAAATTTTGGGTTGCGGTATACGCAATACCTAAGGGCTGGGGCGGGTGGCCACCCCCGTCGGTCCCTACCCCCTCCACGTTTACCCCGTCCCATAGATGAGACGATGAAAAGCCCTCAAGCGCACGGCGCGGGAATTAAGGTTTCGTCTCCGGCAGACACCATGACTGGCGTACGTGTACCCTCGCGCGATTTGTGCGGGATCAAGCGGCGACGGTTCCTCGAGATAACGGGGCAGAGCGCATGGTTGGGGTCGTTAGTAGAGGCGACGGGACGCGTGTATTCGCACGCATGACGGCAGGGGACCACGTGGGTTCAGGAACTGCCACCTCACCGGCGGAGACGCGCGGCGGGCCTAGTATCCCTGAAGGGGGTTACACATTGCACATTGCATAAGTGTGCAATGCCTTAATCCCTTATCTATGGAGTATCAATCATGCTATCTATCAAACAACTTAACCAGAAAATTTCCGGCATCCGCACAAGCGCGAAAGCATTGCGCGAGAACATTCACGTCGTATTGTGCAACGCGGCAGGTCATGCCTTCGAACACGGCGACGTAACACCATTCACAAAACTCTTTGAGGCGACATCCGGTGTAAACCGTAAACGTATTGCCGCTTGGGTGCGTGACAATGGGTTCGCCACACTCCAAAAAGACGGCACGTTCAAGGTCAATAAGGCCATGCGCAAGTCCGCGGACTTCGAACACGGCGACGATGTGGTCAATTATCTGCTTAACGATGTTGCCGCTTGGTATGTCGAAGAAGAAAAAGCGGCTCAAATCACCAAAGAGTTAGACATTTGCGCACGTATCCAATCTGTTATCAATTCAGCGTCAAAAGGCGACGCCGCCGTCAAACCTGTCGACTTCGAACAGTATCGTGCGCTTCGCGCTCAGTTGGATGCACTGGTTGGCGCGGCATAATCCAGTGGGTATTGGGGCGCTTGCGCCCCACTCACCCTATTTAGACAGCCAAATCCTTGTCTAAATACTTGTCTAAACGTTGGGCGCTTCCAAGTGCCTGTTTTTACTTACTTATTCTTACTATTTAGACAAATAGACAAATAGACAAAGAAAAAGAATAAAGTCGAGGAGGACAAAAAAGAGAGTGTCGGGGTGCAAAACGCG